TAATAGAAAAACGTGTAAAAGATATTTACATTTGTTTGGATAGTGATGCAATACGCAATGCATTGGATATTGCTGATAATTTCATGAAAGAAGGATTGAATGTGTATTTCGTAGAATTGCAAGACAAAGATGCTTCGGAATTAGGTTTTGAAGAAATAACAAAAAGAATATCAAATACAACACAATTAACGTTTCAGTCGTTAATTAATTACCAAATGGGTATTTTATGGAAATAAAACGATTAGATATTGGAATCGACACAATATCAAACATATTTCACGTTAGTGATATACACATAAGAACATTGAAACGACACCGAGAATATCGTGAAGTGTTCGAAAACATGATGTTGGAAATTTCGCAGCATGCTGACGATTCAAGCTGTTGTGTGATTACCGGTGATATAGTTCATAGCAAATTAGATATGAGTCCGGAATTGGTTCGTATGCTAACTGAATTCTTCAACATGTTTACTATACCTACCATAGTTATACTAGGTAATCATGACATGAATTTAAACAATATGCATCGAATAGATGCATTGTCACCGGTATTGGATGTTATACAAAACAAGCACGTGCATTTTATTAAAGATAATGCAGTGTATGAAATTGGCAATGTTTTATTCAATCACATGGCGGTTGATGTAGCACCAGAACATTATATACGAGCAAAAGATATTAAATCAGACAAATACAAGATTGCATTGCACCACGGTGCCGTTCATTCTGCAAAAACTGATATTGGTTATGAAATATCAAATGAACATGTTAAAACTGATATTTTTGATGGTCATGATTTAGTATTGCTAGGAGACATTCATAAAGCAGACCAAACCTTACAAACATATGCTATTGATACCGGCGTTAAAAAACCATTAATAAAATATCCAGGGTCACTCATACAGCAAAACCATGGCGAAGCATTAGATCACGGAATCCTACATTGGAATCTGCCAGACCGAACAGCCAAGTTCATGGAAATACACAATGATTATGGTTATGTGACATTTGAAACCGAAGGAACCAGTATCACGGCAGCACCGAAAAGAATGCCTAATAAACCTCGGGTTCGTGTGAAGTTTAACAACACGGATGCTGCAGATATGAAAAAATTCATAACTACACTTCGTTCTAAATATCAAATTCAAGACATATCAATTCAACGAAGCAATTCATCTAACTCTGGCAATGCAAACACAAACATCACAATAGGCAATGTGCGTGACGTTGAATATCAAAATACACTGATAACAGATTATTTGCATAATAATAATCCAGACATAACAGAAGAAGAATTAGATGCAGTAAGACATATTAATCGCACAATAAACACCAAGTTGCCTGCATTAGAATCAGTTAGACACGTCACTTGGACGCCGGTATCATTTGAATTCGAAAACATGTTTTCATATGGAGATAACAATTCAATTGACTTCACCAAGATATCAGATGTTACTGGATTATTTGCACCTAATACTTCAGGTAAATCTAGTTTGCTAGATGCAATAACATACACAATTTTTGATAAATGCAGTAAAACAGGTAAAGCTGGAGAAGTTTTAAACACTCAAAAATCTGCATTCCGAGGAGAATTTAAATTCACAATCAATGATACGTTGTATACTATTCAGCGCGAAGGAATCAAACAAAAATCTGGCCATGTTAAGGTTAATGTGAATTTCTTTACTGAAGCAGAAAACTTGAATGGTGAAGAACGAAGTGAAACAAATAAAAATATTCGCAAGTATTTAGGTACTTATGATGATTTCATTTTAACTGCATTTTCATTGCAATCAGATAGCAACAATTTTATTGACAAATCACAGCGCGAACGAAAAGACTTGTTATCACAGTTTTTAGACATAACGGTGTTCGAACAAATTTATCAGTTAGCAAATGATGATATCAAAGAAACTGCAGGTAAATTGCGAGAATACAAGAAAACGGATTTTGCTGAAATAATAACACAGTCTGACAATGTTATTAACAAGAATAAAGATTTTATCATCGAATGTGAAACTTCTGAATCCATATTGTCAAACCGAAGAAATGATTTACAAAATGAAATTCTTAGTTTAATTGAGTCTAAACATGCAACAACGTATGACGGACCAGATATTACAAAACTAGAACAAACTGAAAACGGGTTGATTGAAACTATAGAATCATTGCAAGAACAAATTACTAGCAAAGAATCGGATATAGAATCATTTTCTGCAGATATAAAATCAAAACAAACGGAATTAGATCAATATGATATTAATCATATAAACACACAAGTAAATACACATAACGAATGTCAAGAAAAACATCATGAAACGGATAGAAAAGTTAAACAACTTCAAAAAGACATTGATAACAAACAAAAAAAGATCGATCATTTATCAAAACACGAATATGACCCAAACTGCAAATACTGCGTGTCTAACGTATTCGTTCAAGATGCATACAAAGCCCAGAATGAAATTGAAACAGATAGATCTGTATTAAAACAATTATCAGATCAATTAGCAGAACAAGAAAATCAAATTCAACAAACACAGAAATATGTCACAGATCAACAAACTGCGGACAATTTAAAAACTGAAATTAAAAACACAAAAAACCAAAAAGAACGGGCTGAGCTCGAACTGCAGATTATTGAAAATGATTTACAAACTCGTGAATCTGAACTTGAAACTTGTCATGAACGGCAAGAACAATTTCACAAAAATAAAACTGCTATAGAATTCAATGCAACAGTAGAAACGAAAATTCAATCTTTAAAAACGGATATCGAAACAAAAAATTCTGAATTAAAAACTATTTCTGAGCAGATTAAATCTAAACATGGAGAAATTGAAGTAGCTCGAACTAAAAAGAAAAATGCACTCGAACAACTTGATAAATACAAACAATTGGAAACAGAATACCGTGCATTTGAATACTATTTAAAATCAGTTAGTCGTAACGGTGTTCCATATGATTTAGTAGCATTAGCAATTCCTAAAATTGAATCTGAAATAAACAATGTGCTCAATCAGATTGTAGATTTTAACATAGTTTTGCATACAGATGGTAAAAACATTAATGGATATATTATTTACGATGAACAAAACACATGGCCATTGGAATTGAGTAGTGGAATGGAAAGATTTATTTCTAGTTTAGCTATTCGCATTGGACTTATCAATGTCTCGGCCTTGCCACGTCCTAATTTCATTGCAATCGATGAAGGATGGGGTAGTTTAGATGCGGAGCATATATCATCAGTTATCAATCTGTTTGAGTATTTAAGAACCAAATTTGATTTTTCAATCATTATCAGTCACGTAGACTCAATGCGAGACATGGTAGACAATCTGCTAGAAGTTAATAAAATTGAAGGATTCAGTCATATATTACATACTTGATATTTATATAAAAATGCAAGTACGATATGCTACAAAAAACTGCAGTTTATAGAGGATATATAAATACACCTACATTTCGAACAGATAATACCGCAACATCGCCAGATGTTTTTGCGATAACTGAATTTCCAGAAAGATTAACTGCTGGTAAAAATGTTATAAAATTTCGAGGACGTGAAGATACACTTCAGCCTGGTTCTCTAATACAAGTTGAAGTTTTAGATTATAATGGTGATCCTATATATTCGGAAATACTTGCAAATTATATAGATGAAGACAAAGCCCGAGTCATAGTAATTTGGGTGTATGAAGATACTTCTCCAGGCGATGCTACAGTAACACTACTCAGCACACTTCGAAATGTTCCTGCAGAATGGAAGAATAAACCGAATGTTAAATGGACCAGAAGCGTAGCAGTTAATCCTACTGCCCCAAATGTTTCAGAAATAATATTTGAAACTGAACCTACAATACGAGTGTCAGAGCAAGTAGGGGTTCAATTGAATCGCACATACACATCTGGTCAATTTCCAACCTATGCTGGTGGAACTATAACATATACCGATCGCAACTTTAAGCGAATAGCAGTTGTAGCTGGCGGAGGAACATTTACATCGGATATGGTAGGAGGAACACTAACTGTTGCTTCTCCTACAAATCCACAATCTACTCCGAGATATCCAATAAGCAATAACACTTATACTAGCACTATTAAAAAAGTGTTATCAAGAGACGCAATCGAATTAGATGCTCCATACACAGTATTTTCAAGTCAAAGCATATTTTCACACACATACAACAGTTTCGGACCAAGCGCCTATACTATAGATTATGAAGCTACTCCGACGTATACTCCAACACAAAATTCTGAATCATTTGCATATGTAGAAATAGAAGGATTACAACCAGCGTCAGGTGATGTTAGCCGAATCAAAGTGTATGCATCAGGAAAAGGAACTGTTGGAACATATGAACTTACAAATGACATTGAACTAGTAGAAACAGAAATATTCGTTCCTTCTACATCGAGTGTAGATCCATACACTAATATTGGATCTATAATAAATCAAAACGTTATTGATACATATTGGGAAAGTCACACATACTTGGGACGTACAGAAACTACTGCCCCTATTTTACTATATGGTAACAAACCGTTAATTAATGGAATAGGCCTAGTGTCAGCAATACCTATACCCAGAAAAAATGATGTATATGTATTACAAGTTTCTTCATCGGTTGCCGGTAAATTTATTGCAAACTCACAATACAAAGTAACATTTGATGCATTCGGCCAACGTAATAGTTTTAGTAACAATCAATCTCCGAAAATTCATGTATACATGAGTGGTAGTGCATTTAATTATAATACTACAGATTATTATAATCAAGAGTTACCTGTTCGTGTTGGAAAGAAAGTCGGAGAACTTGAAATACGTTCCAATTCACAACGAATTGATGATCAAACGTTTTATTTTAAAGCAGATCGAACCGGTACCGGCGTATTGCTATTTGTTATAGAAGCTGGCCAATGGAGTTTTTCTGATATCAGAACCACAACAGATAACGATCCAGGCTATACGCCAAACTATACACGATTACGAACCGAAATACCGACCAAACATAAGTCAGGTAATCAGTTATCATTCAAAATAGAATATTACAATGTTGCTGGAGAACGTAGCAAACTGATTAGCTTCAAAAACAATTTGGATTGGCAAGGCGGTAACAGATAT